GAGGAAGCATTCAGATATATTTGTAGCTATACAGCCGTTGATGAAAAGAAAATTCATTCAATCCTTAACAAAAAAGAAAATTAACCTCCCCAGTTTGTTTTAAAATATATGAAAAAGATATTAAGTTTTATTAGATATTTATTTTCTCCAATCTGTACAGTTGGTGGGGAAAAAGTAAGATGTGAAATTTGTGGAAGATATATGCGTTTAGGATATTGGGATATTGGTGGTTTAAGTTGGTATGCTTGTCCGAAAGACGGAAGAGTATATGGAAGTTATAAAAAATGTTTTTAACCCCCCTAACAAAAAGGCTTAAAAGCTAAGAAGGAGAAAAATCCCAGAGAGATAACATGTAGGTAAGGAACGGTACCTGCCTCAGAAGCTCGTTTGGTGGTTCTCAAAATATAGGGAGTAATTACCTGACACTATGAGATAGCTAAAAGTAATCGGTGCAAGTCCGATGCCAGTCCTAGTTTTAGAGAATTAAATAACAATTATGAAAATTCCATTTAACCAAATTTGGGAAGTCAGAAATGGTTTACTTACAAATAAAGTAAAAATTAGATGCGGGGGTATAACTGCGCACGTAGGAGCTTTAAAGGATTATAAAGGTTATTTGGGCGGCATAGACTTTAGCTTATTTATTGGTAGAGAATTAGAAGTCAAAACAAATGGGGATACTTTAATTATTACTGGAATTTATTAAATAACAATAAGGTGTATGAAACAATGTTGTGATAAATGTTATACAAATTACACAGAACACGATTACCCAGCTCATACTATCCACGACGCCTGTTTGAATCTTTCTTGTTTATGTCATCAGCCTTGTGCAAATCACTGTCATTTTCAAGAACCATATGGCTTTGTTCCGGAAGCTGATTGTGAAATTCACGACAAAAAACTAATTAAGAGTTTTAGAGAATTAAATAACAATAAGGTGTATGAAAACAATAATTTTGATTTTGATAGTTGTTATCTTAATTGGAGGGTGGGCTTATTATGGAATTAAATATCTTGGTGAATAATCTTAACTAACCCTTAACAGGGAAGAAAGGAGAAAAAAGGTAAAAAGTTTAAATTGGTTGAAAATTAAATAAACGAGTATGATCATAAAACTCCAAAACTTAATAAAAGATTTAAAATTAAGTTATGTTAATCCGTTAATTACCGAAAAGAATCTGCCTTTTGATGGCAAGGATGGAAAGGTTGAGATAATAGATTTTAAGAAAAACATTTCCACGGAAGACGCCTTAAAAGAATTGAAAGACAAAAGTATGCGACCAGCAACTGTTTACGAAACTTTAAAATGGGCTAAAGATAATTGGAATGGCAAGGATTGGATAGTAGTTTTAGGTTCGGTCTGTCTAGGCTACAACGGCGACGAGTGCGCCCCGGTGCTGGGCGACTGGAACGGCAAGCGGCGCGGGCTCGGTCTGGGTCAGCTGGCCGGTGGCTGGGGCGGCGGCGGTCGTTTCCCCGCTGTCCGCGAGTTGGACACTTTGAAACTTAGTCCTTTACCCAATGGTAAGATTTATTTATGGGACAATAAAGAAATAACAAAAAAACAAATAAATTCAGCAAGTAGTTGGTTAAACAGACACGGTGGAGGAATAGTAGAAGCCCTAAAAAATCACGAAAAAAGGATAATAATTTTAGAAAGAAGTCTTAGACCTAAAGGGAAAAGGTATAGTCCGCCAGAAATCTGTGATGCCCCTCAATGTAATAAAAAGACCCAGTTTCAGAGTGGCGAAAATATGTTAGGACAAATCGGTAGTTGGTGTTCTAAAAAACACTTAAAACAATATGCCAAGAGGTAATGAAAAACAACGCAACCCATTAACTAACCCTTAAAAGGGAAGAAAGGAAAGAGAAAATGACAAAAGAAGAAATACAGAAACTTGAATATTTTAAATTAGCAACACCCCCAAGTTCATATACAGAAAGTCAGGCACAGGATTGGCTGGCAGGATTAAATTTTGGCATAGATAAGATAATTGAAAAACTATTAAAAGATACTATTTAATCCCCTCCCCCCTCAAAAACTTAATAAAAGCGGAGAAGATATGAAAATAGAGAGAATCTGGGCAATGCCGAATAAATGGACATTTACAATTAAGCCGATTAAGGAGCTTTTAGAACGGGAAGTTGGAGCCGGGTTAATGATGAATGGTTTGTGGTGCGACCCCTTTTGCGGACAGAATAGCCCGGCTCAAATAACAAATGACCTTAATCCAAATAATAAAGCAGATTTTCATTTAGATGCTTTGGAATTTTTAAAACAACAGGAAATGGGTAAATATGACGGTGTGTTATTTGACCCTCCTTACTCAATTACTCAAGCAAAAGAATGTTACGATGAATTTGGTGCAGACAAACTTGATATAAGTGTTTCCAGTATGAAGTATTGGGGGGATTGCAAAACCGAAATTGCCAGAATACTTAAAAAAGGCGGAAAAGCAATTTGTTTTGGTTGGACTTCTATGGGGATAGGATTAAAAAGAGGATTTGAGATGACAGAAGTTTTGTTAGTTCCTCACGGTGGTAGTAAAAATGACACTATCTGCACAGTAGAAATTAAACTAACCTAACTTCTATGAAAGATACAATAAAGGAAGCGGAGGAGATTAAAAAAGAGTTTTTGAAATTTTATGCGGATATGTCTTATGCTGACGAGTTTATTCCAAGCAAAGAAGCTATTATTGCCGACTGGTGGCTCTTGAAACTCTCCGAAGTCAGGAAGCAGACGGTGTTAGAGATAATCGATGATTTAGAGTCAAACCCCGATACTGAAAAATGGAACGCACAGAGGACAATTTCTTATTGGATAGAGCTAAAACAGGAACAACTTAAATCTAAATTCTTAAAGGAGTAAAATATGCCATTTAAAGATACACCAGACGGACAAACACATAGCTATTGTAAGCACAACAACGACGCAAGCAAATGCGCTAATTGTGAATTGGAATATGCTGTGCCGAAAAGAAAACAGGCAGAAAAAGCAGAACGGCTGGATTGTCCATTTTGTAATCCAAATACTCCTTACGGAGCAAGTCCAATGTTTTTTGACCAATGGAAAATTAAACACGAGTATCATTAACTCTATCCCTATTTGCCTATATAATTTTTGTCCGGCGTTTAGGAAATTATATGGATATTTACGCAAAAGATACGCCAAGAACTAAAAAACTGCTAAAAAGGTTAGCTGACTTTAAGAAGAAACAGAAAGAACAGGGCGAGTTAAGCGACCAAGAAATCAATAGAATTAAGAGAGAGCCTAAGGTTTATAGCGACTAATATGCAAATAATCGTAAAACTAAGTGATGTAGTAGATTTTTATAAAGAATATTTAAAAAGAATCCACAAAACAGATTTAAACTCTTTTCCGGATTTTTATCACGAAAATGAGGACGGGCTGAAAACAAGCTGTGATGACCCATTTTTGATGGGGTTAAATGTGCGTTTTAAAGATATGAACGAAAAAAAGCTCTATTTGCTTGACAAAAAGATAAAATAGGTTTATACTTATCTTATCTTTTATCATTGGCAAATAAGCTGATGTATTACATTTTGAGCATACAAGAGGTCAAAGACGGTGAAGTGATAACGCTTTTTCAGCCGTCTTTTTTAATTTCCCAAGCTAAAAAACCCTTAGAATTTGATTTTTCCAAAGCGTTTTTAGGCTACCGGCAATATGTCGGCAGTAGTGTTTGGAACGCTCTCCAAGTTAGTTTGTAGCGTTTCCGTAATTGCAAACGGCGAGACAGATTGTTTCCGTATCAAGCCCAAAACTAAAAGACGTTTACAGATAACTACCACTGAACTCAAAGACTTAAAACCCAAATCTAACGCCGTCTGACGATAAGAGATAAATTTTCCGTCCCGGATATAGTTAAAAACACTTTCTTGTTTGTTTGTCATAGTTCCTTAAAAATTAGCGGATTAAAAGATATACAATCATAACATATAAGATTGTAAAAGCTACAATATTAGCTTTTTTATTGAATCTTTCTTGCCGTTTATAGGCTAGATATTGATGTAATATCATTGTTATAAGTTTAATGATTAGCCCCGCTTTCCCCGCCCCTGAAAATCAGAGGCGAGGTTGCGAGGTTTCCGGATTATGAAGCCGGAAAAATCTTGCTTTTACAAGCAAGGCGCGGGAGATAAGGGGGATGTTAGATTAGTTTTTAAACCCTGATTGCATAATATTAAAGCATTTACCGACTTCATTCGGATGTTCATCAACACAATGCTGACAAAAATGCTTATTAGTAGAATTTTCCGTATAATAATAATTTGATTTTGCGTTCACTTCATCACCACAAGTATCACAAATTATAACCCAAGATTTTATCATATTTTATACCCCGCAAACATTCCCTTATTATTTCCCGCACACTGCTTATAAATTGTATTGCCGATAACAGGCGGATTAAGATTAGTTATTTAGTTTTTAAATAATCTCTCATAGCTTGCATTTGTTGATTTCTATAGGCTTTACGCTCGGATTGTAATTCAAAGCGATGACCTGGACCACTAAAATTTGATGGCATAACTGATGTAACCCTTGATTCTATACCATTATTTAATTTAATTTTATAAGTTAATGGATACCAACCGTCAGTTATTCTTTCCACTATTTCACCTTCAGCCGGTAAATTAGCCATATCGCCGGTATAATAGATTTTTTCGCCAATTTGTAAATTGTTATAATTCATAACACCTCGCAATAATCCGCCTATAACCGGCAATACAATTTGCCACGCGAATTTAACGCCTGGACTTCTGTTTTCTCACTTGCCGGACAATAACCGCTATATTATGATTAAAGATTATTTGATACTGCAATAGCTAATTGTTCGCCTTCAAGCTCTATAATTCTAGTGTTGATATTCTTTTTAGTTGCTAAATCGTAAAATTTGATAACATCTAAACTATTTTTACCAGATACAACCATTGATAAACCGGTCTCAAATTCTAACTTGAAATATTTCATATTATATCCCCGCAACAATAGCGGTTATAATTCGGCAAGTGATATTAAGTTATCAAAGAGCATGCTATAATCTATCTATCTATACGCTAATTATACGCCTCTATTATAAAGCTGTCAATAGTAAAGCATACATTATTGTAAAGATTTTGTGGCTAGAATAAGCCTAAAATAGCCAACAATCAAAACAAGCGTCGCACAATATAAAAGATATCCACAAAATTATGGCATACAGTAAGATAAAAAAAGACGGAACACCAGCTTTGCCAACAAAGCATAAAACAGACCGGCGTAAAGGTTATAAAGTTGAAATTGGGGAATTTATAAGAATAACTAATAATTACTTAAGAGAATGTGAAGAGAGTAAAAAAACGCCTTTATTGATAGAATTAGCTCAAAGACTAGGAATTGATGAGGAAACTTTGTGGGGATATAGAAAAAATCGTGTCTATGCCAATGTTATAAAAAGAGTTGATGAAATTGCTCATATTGGCTGGATTAGGCTTGCAGAATTGAAAAATAAACCTATATTTCCTATGTTTATGCTAAAAGCTAAGTATGATTATGTTGAAAAGCAATATCAAAAGGTTGATTTCAACGTATCTGGTCAGCTAGGCGTGGTGCAAATGCCTATAAAGAAGCCTAAAGTAAATGTAAACTAACACACTACAAGCCTCAAGGTTGCACGTTCCTACCCTTCAAGCTACCCTGATAGCCTAAGGTACATAATAACCCTGCTATAAGCCGTTATTTACGCTAGGTATAGGCATGGGGGGGACTCCCGATTGTATATTGGTAGGGTGGTAGAGTATAGTATCTATCCTTCCCCACAATATTCCCTAGAATACTTTCCCTCTTAACTAAGCCAGATTATGAACTGTACTATTTGTAATAAACAATTTGAATCTAAGAGACAAGATAAGAAATTTTGTTCTTCAACTTGTCGTTCTAAGGCTTCTCGTGCAACACCCCTAAGTGTTGCAACTGCAACGGTTAGTGCAACAGATAAATTAAGTGTTGCAACAGATAAACCTATTGATGACTTTACAAGAAAAATGGTAGAAGATAATTTAACACTCGGCGAGACTTTCATTCCGAACTGGTATACTCTTGGCTACAAGTCAAGAAACGAAGCTAAGGAAAGAATGGGTTGGAACCGATTAATGGGCTGATAAGCCCCTAAGGATAAATATGGACAAAGGAACAAAAGAGTGGGAGGAACTAAACTCCCCTGAATTAAAATCTGAAGTAATTAACCAACCTGCGGAGACTGCTCCTGTGCCCGAAGTGGCATCTGAAGCGGTGCCTGAGGTTTTAGAGGAATCAAATGAAAACATCGGACTTGGGAAAGAGGACGAGTTCAACGCCCCCTTACGGGACGTTTAGTAAAGAGAAGCAGGATAAGCAGTCCTATGGGACTTTTATTCAAAAAGGCAAGCAGTTCCCTGACGGACAGGATTTAATGGGCGGACCTAAACCTTTGAGGTTGCTAAGTCCCTCAGAAAAAGCTTTTTACGCTAAACAGAAACTTGGGGAAGTAGCGATGAGGTCTTTTGGGCGTTACCACGATTAAATATGGCTTACAAGAAAAAAGTTCCCGTTATCTGGGCTCCGCAGCCGAAGCAGGTTCTTGCGTTAGAGAGAAGCGAGTTTGAGATTTTGTACGGAGGAGCCAGAGGCGGAGGAAAGACAGATGCGGGAATGGCCTGGATGGCGTTTAGTTACGATGAGGCTGGAAAACCTGTTTACCTGCATCCTCACTACAGAGGTTTGGTTATCAGACAGCAGTCTAAAGACCTTACTGACTGGGTGGAGAGAGCGAAATGGATGTACCGAGCGACGGGAGCTGAATTCACTGGGAACCCGACACAGGTGAAGTTTCCTTCAGGGGCCATAATCCGTACAGGACATTTAAATGACACCGATGCCTACCAACAATACCAGGGACACGAATACCAGAGAGTCCTTATTGAAGAACTTACTCAGATACCCTCCGAAATCTCTTACGCTAAATTACTGTCTTCTTGTCGTTCAACTATCCCAGAGCTTAAACCGCAATTCTTCGGTACAACGAACCCTGGAGATGTGGGGCACGACTGGGTCAAGAAAAGATGGCAGATACCTGATACAGTAACCGAGAACGTTATAAGTACGCCTACTGAATTTGGAGACCGAGTGTTCGTACACGCTACCGTTTACGACAACACTAAACTAAATGATGTCGACCCCAACTACCGTAAACAGCTGGAAGCCATACCTGACGATAATTTAAGAAGAGCCTGGCTGCTGGGCGAGTGGGGAAATCCAATTATTCCAGGCGCGATTTATAAACAGGAGATTGACAATGCGGAAAGAAACGGACAAATCGGGCTCTACAGGCACAATCCTGGATATCCGGTTCATACCTACTGGGACATCGGTGTTGGAGACGCAACTAGTATTGGATTTTTTCAGCTCATTAGGGGTGTCTGGTATTGGATTGATTACTTCGAAGACTCAGGGAAAGGACTTTCTCACTATCGAACAATTCTTGATTTAAAAGGCTTCCATTACGGAATGCACTTCGGGCCGCACGACCTCTCCCACAGGCAGATGGCCCGTGAAGCCAATGCTGAAACAATTACGCAAATAGCCGAGAGCCTGGGAATCCAGTTCACCGTTCTGCCGAAAGAGAAAGTCCAGAAAGGAATCCTGACCGTTAAAGAAAAATTTCCTATTTTACATATCGACGGAGAGAAATGCGCTAAAGCTCTTTATGCCCTAAAGAACTATCACCGTGAGTACGACGACGAGAAAAAACAGTTCAAGGATTTACCTGTCCATGACTGGTCCAGCCACTGCGCGGATATGATTCGTTACTGGGCGATGGCTCCCGAACCCGTGGTGATGGGTATGCAGGAAAACTGGAATCTTTATCAAACAAACTATAATTAAGGAGCAATGCCCCCTGCAACTATGAACACAGCAACTTTATCGCAAAAAAGCAGAACTCCCGCTCCGCAGGGGAGACCTGAAAACCAGTTTTACCAGTATGGTTATAACAACCTGATTCTTTCGAGTCCTGAAAGTGAGTGCCTTCGTTTGGTAAAGTTTGAAAAAACCCAATGGGAAACCGCCTTTGCTTATATAACCGAAAAGGTGGCTTTTAATATGAGGCAGGTAATCAGGCAGTGCCGAAAGAACTACTGGGGTGTGTTTGACCAGGAGATTGACCCGACTACAGGGAGAGCTAAGATTTGGGAACATCTGACTAAGACTTTTGTTGACTATGTGGTAGCCGCTTATGATTTGGATACTAAAGATATTAATTTTAGAGCGAAACATCCTGACGCCATTCCTTTAACCACAGTCGTCCGTTCGATTGTAAAAAATAAACTGGATGAAATTGATTTTGGAGAACAGCTTGACCTAGCCCTCAGGCAACTGGCGATAGACGGAACTATCATTTGGGAGACTTCTGACAACGCTTACGGTTCTGCGTACGCGGGAGATGACAAGATTAAAATAAAGTTAGTAGACCTTTTAAATTTTTATATCGACCCGACAGTAGATTCAATCGCTCAGGCGGAGAGCGTGATTGAACGGATGGTAATTACAAAAACAGATTTTGATAAACTCGCTAAAGACAACGACTGGATTAATACCGACATCGAAGGGAAACGTCAGGTTGCCAGATACGACACGGTTAATAACCCAGGTTACATTACCAACTCTGACCTTTTTTATGTGGAAATTTACAGGCGACGTGGTTTAGCCCCTGAGTATTTAATAACAGGAAATCCTTTAGATACCAAGTTAGTCCCAACTGAAATAATTTGTTCAGGAACGGGCGGAAGCTGGATGTTCCACAACATCTCAAGACGAAAAGATAATCGGAAAAAAGGTTATGAAGAAGCTCAGCTTAACAGAGTTCATGGACGTTGGTATGGCGAAGGAATCGCTGAACGCCTGATTCAGAAGCAGAATCATTTTAACGTCATCTCGAATATTCGGGTTAATCGGGCTTATCTTTCCCAGCTTGGTTTGTTCCTTATCCGTAAAGGAGCAGGTATCACACCTCAGATGCTTTCACGCTTAGCCGCCAATGGAGCTATTTCGGTTACAAATCTTGAAACTGACATTAAACAGTTGCCGCAGGACAAGAGTCTGGAAGCTTTCTACGACGAGGAACAAAATATTTACCAGTGGGCGCAAAGATACACAGGCGCTACGGATGTAATTAACGGTGAACCTCTGCCTGCTTCCACGCCTGCGACAAACGCTACGATTCAAAACAACGCAGCTAAATCAAGATTTACACTTGCCCAGGAAGGAATCGGAATGTTCGTAACCAGATGGTTAAAGAATCAGATGATGCCTTTAACTTTTAAACAACTAAAAGAAGGCGACCTGGTAAGAATGCACTTCGACCCTGAACAGCTTAATGCTTTTGTTGAAGAACGAGTAAACGAATCTCTGGCGGATTATATAGATGAGCATGAGAAAAATAATATGCTTGTAAATCCTGATAAGTTTGAATCTGAGAAGCAGAAGTTAGCCGAGGAGATGAAGAAACGGGGAATGCACTTTGTAGAACTTTTGAAGATTCCTGATATTTTAAAGTATGACGTGCAGGCTTATGTAACGAATGAGGAGTTCGATAAGAGTGTAATGATTACCAACCTAAACACGATGATGCAGACCTTGGCAGCCATTCCAGGGATGGACCCACAGAATGTATTTGAAATCGCAAGAGAAAATTTAGATGTTATGGGTTTAGACGGAACCAGATTTAACTTTAAGGCAGTACAGCAACAACCAGGACAGAATCCGCAATCACAGGCTAACGGAGCCACAGGTATCACCCCAGGAGCACCGCCACCAGGAGCACAGCCTCAAAAACAAAGTATGATTCAGGGGGTAGCCCCTTCAAAAACATTAGAGCCAGTAGCCAGGAGATAACCTATGGATGAACAACAGGAACAAGCAAAGATTCTGTCAGACGGCGAGAGAATGCGGCGGCTAAAGGAAAGTTCTGACTGGCAGTTCGCCAAAGAAAAACTGGACAAGATTATTACCATAATGAACTCGATTGAAACTCTGCCCAAAGGAGTCACCGCCACAACATTACAAAAGGAAATCGCTATAAGGCAAAAAGCCATCTCCATTATCTATTCATGGATACAAGAGGTCGAAGGAGACGGCGAACAAAAAGAACTAAATTCTCAAACTAACCAATTAACTCAAAATGATTTATTAACCCATTTTGAAGAGGACTAATATATGCCAGACACAAGTTTTGGAGAAACCGCAGGTGGAGCGGATTACTCCGTAGATAAAATCGGAGCTTTTCCGATGGAATTAAAAGGAAACTCCGCTGAAGGAAACGTCTATGAGCCAGCCATGAAAGGCTATGGAGCGAAAGCGGTTTTGACCCGTGACAGTTTTGCTTATGAAGGCAAAAATACGGAGCACACCAACCCTCCAGGTGCTTTTTTAGATGGCGGCAACAAGTACAATAGTGTGCCCGCCGGTTCCGCAGGACATTCGAATGAAGCTTCTACAGGATTAGAATAAGTGTTTAAAAGGTTGCTCTACTTTCTTTTAGAGCAACCGACTTAAATTCTTATTAGGTCGATTGAGAATTAATAAAGGAAAGGATTTATTATGGACGAAGCCAATCCCTCACCTGTCGTTGGGACTGCAGACGTTACTGCCCCAGCAAGTAATGAGAATGTACCTTCCGCTGTCAGTTTAAAAGAAATCATTAAAGCTGAAACGGGACGCGAGTATGCGACTGATGAAGATGCCCTTAAAGGCATCAAGGAAACATACAAAGCGGTTACCCAAAGGCATGAACCTCCGAAAGTTACTATGACTCAAAATCAAGATGTTAGTGATGTCCAGTTACTTAGACATGAACTTCAGGTCTCTAATTGGTATCAAGACCATCCTGAATACAAGGAAGTCAAAAGTATCATTTCAAAATTCGGCACTGACCCTGAAAAGGTAGTCAGCGACCCTGAATTTAAAAAGGTTTACGATTCCTTAAAAATTGCCAGTGAAACACAAAGTAAGTCTGTACTTTCATCGAATGCCCGACTTGCCAGCCCAAGACCCGATGATTATGCACAGGACTTAGAACGACTAAGAGAAGACCCTGCATTTACAGCCGAGTTTATGGCAAAGCATAAAGGTATTCCGATGCCTACTATGTAAATAGTAGAGAAAGTGTAATATGGCTATTGGTCTTATTACGACTGGTAACGTTGCCGGTGATGCCTCAAGACGTGAGGATTAACTATAAAGTCAGGTCCTCATTAAAGACCGCTAAGTCGGTGGACTCTTTTAAAAAGACAACGCCGAGCTAGCAAGAACGAAAGTTCTGGGCAAGTGTAGAGACTATACACGGTCCCCGAAAGGGAAGACATAGTCCGAACCTCATAGTGATATGAGAAAATGTCGTGCTCATCGACATAGTTACCAATATCTCGCCAAGCGAGACCCCCCTTCTTACAGGCCTCCCTATGGGACAAGCCGCAAAACAGACGCTTCATGAATATACGATTGACACTTATGCTTCCGCTACTGATGATGCTGCCGCTGAATCTTCAGGCTTCACCGCCGTAGATTTAGTCCAGCCGACTCGTGGAAACAATGTCACTCAGATTTTCAAAGAAGATATTCAGGTTTCTGAAACTGAAATTGCTGTTGCCGGTGTTACCGAGCCGTACAATTATCAGATTCAGAAGAATATGGTTCAGCACGCTAAGAACATCGAGTTAGCCTTAATGGCTGGTTCGAGAGCATCAGGTAACTCTGGTGTAGCCCGCAGACTGGCTGGTGTAGTGAACTCTATTTCTACCAACCTCTCCGCCCGTTTATCAGGTTCTTCATTGGGTCAAAAAGATTTTGACGATATGATGCAACTTATTTGGACTGGTGCCGCAGGAACTGGAACTGGATATGTTGCCACCGAAATTTATGCCGGGGCAGCCCTTAGAAGAGACATCTCTGGTTTTACTACTTCTGTCTCCCGCTTTATCGCGCAGGATGACAAAAAATTGGTAACCCCAATTGATGTGTTGACCGAAAGGTTCGTAGCACATCTAAAACTAAACTATTTGCTGGAAACCCTTTGTTTCGCATTACTTATTAAAGTAAAAATATGCAAAACTATAAAGACAATCAGCAGGAAAGGCATTGCGACTATGCGTGGCTTGCTGGAATCATTGATGGAGAAGGTTCTATCACATTTCAGACTTATTTGGTCAAACCCCATAACACGCTTAGCATACTGCCATTTATCTGTATAGTTAATTCAAATCTTAATATATTAAATCGTTGTAATGATATTATAAAAGAATTTTCTGCTGTTAGGACGATTTATAGAAAACCTGATTCAAAAGGAAATTCTTTTAAGAATAGAAAGCCCTGCCATCAATTAAGAATAGACGGTTCAAAAGCAGTAACCGCGTTAATTGAAAGAATCCTTCCCCACCTGACAGGCAAAAAACAGCAGGCTCTAAATTTACAAAAATTTATTGCTTCCCGTAAAGAAAACTTGATACAAAGAAATCATATGGGACATATATTAAGAAGAACCTACACAGATAAAGAAAAAAATTTAATGATTGATACTAAATCATTAAATCGCAATGAATCCTCAACGACTATACGTTTAGCCCTGCAAGCAGCGGGAAAGATATAGTCTGAACTGCATAGTGATATGCAGAGAAAAATCCGAAGCGGTTTTTCCCTTCTGCAAAGAAGCGTAACATACTGACGAATCGAATTTTGGACTTCACAAAATTTTCTTGCACAGGAATGTGGTATCTACTGCCAACAACTTAAACCTTGTTGCCATCAATCCGCAGTTCTTCAGAAAATCTTATTTGAGACCGACTCACCTTCTACCGTTAGCTCCTGATGGTGACCGCCGCCGCGGTTCTATCATTACCGAACTGACACTAGAATCCAGAGCTGAAAACTCGTCATTGGTTTTCACCGGTTTCACAGGATAATTACAAAATTTGTAATTTGTTATCGGGCTTCCTATTCCAATTGGTTAGCCCGATGCAATTGGAAAACAAGTTATGCCTAAAAAAGAATACTATTGGCAACATAAAGAAAAGTTGTCAAAAATTAGTAGAGAAAAAAGACTTGTTAATCATGAAAGAACTTTAAAAAAAGAACAAGACTATAGAGATAAGAATAGAGAAAAATGTCGGTATTGGTTTAGTAATTGTTGGCGTGTTAAAGCTAAGTCGAGACTTTCTTGTATGGTTTGTGGTTTTACTAAAGCATTAGATTTTTGTCATTTAAAATGGAGAAAAGATGGTGGTAAATTAAGTAAAAAAAATGTGACTATACTTTGTCCTAATCATCATAGATTATTTGACCAAAATAGATTGACCGATGAAGAATTAAGGCTTATTAAACCAGTAGAAACCATTATATGCCAGACTTGAAAGAACATTTACAATTTAATAACGGCAATATCGGCTATCTGAAAGTCTTGGCTGACAAATTTATTCACAACGATTACTGGAGCCAGATAGATGAGATTGTCGCGGACTATGTAAAAGTCCATCCCTTAGAAATGGAGATTGTTGCCAGGACAAATATTCAACGCCAGCAACAGGCATTGACTAAATGGGGAGAGGGAAAAGGAAAATCAGAACTCCGCTTGGGATTGAGTATGCCTGTCCAGTTGCTTCGGACTTTGGAAGCCTATGACCCTGACTTACTAATTAACCACCATAAAAAAGAAAAATTTGGTAAAAGATTTAAAGGACTCTGTCTATATGCCGGAAAATAAATTAGCTTTGTGCATGATAACGTCAGAAAAGGATTTAATAAAAGCACAAAAACTTTGTACTGACTTAAAACCTTTTGTAGATGAAACTATCCTAACTGTTACAGGAGGTGAAAATCCTGATTTTGGCTGGATTGATGATTTCTCTGCCGCTAGAAACTTTAATTTTTCCCAGACTAAAGCTGACTACATTCTTTGGCTTGACGCAGACGATACATTAGACCATCCTGAAAAGTTAAAAGAACTTATTTCTGTCGCTGAACAAAAAGGAATCTCAGGATATTTCTTTAACTACCAGTATTACTTTGATGAGCGTGGTAACTGCACTAAACAGCACTGGAAACTTCAACTGGTTAAGAACGACGGACATTTTAAATGGGTAGGAATGATTCACGAAGATATCCTCCCTGACCGAGCAGTGAAGTATGTCACTCAAAATCAGATTCAACGCATCCATCATACTGACAAGGAAAGAGAGAAAGAAAGTCGGGAAAGAAATATCCGCATTCTTTTAAAAGCCCAGGAGCAGAATCCTAAAGACCCCCGTTTAATTTTCTATATCGGACGGGAGTATCTTGCTAAAGGAGACACACAGAAAGGCATAGACCTTTTAACCGAATATCTGAATATGTCAGGCTGGGATGAGGAAAGATACGAGGCTAATATGCTGATTGGCATGACTCTTTTTACAGTAGGAAAAGTTGATGAAGCTTTGTTGACTTTCAATGCTGCAATCTTAGAAAAAGAAAAATTCCCCGATGCCTACATCCACAAAGGGTATTGCTACATGGCAAAGAAACAATGGGATAACGCTCTACAGAACTTTAAAATTTCTTTAACTTTAAGCCCTGATTCGAATGTTGAAAATAATCCTCTGACTTATTCACGGGAAGTATGGTCTTCAATCGCCGAGTGCTATATGCATCTTAGCCAATTAAAAGATGCGTTAAAAGCGGTTGCAGTCGCTTTAAAAGCTGACCCTCTTAATCCTGACAATCTTGCTTTACAGAAGTTTCTAAAAGAAGAAACCGAGAAAGTTGAAATAGCCCAGAAGTATACCGAGATTGCCAAGTATCTGAATCATCCTGAAAAAATCCAGAAACTTATTCAGACTGTTCCTGCTAATTTAGCGGACAACGATATGATTATGTGGCTTCGTAATACTCAGACACCGCCAAAAAGATGGAAACCTAAAACTATAGCGATTTATTGCGCTTCTTCAGTAGAGACTTGGAATCCTGATTCAATCTTAAAAGGTGGCATCGGGGGCAGTGAAACTGCGGTAATTGAACTTACTAAGAGATTGGTTAAGATGGGTTGGGATATTACGGTTTTTAACGACTGCGGAGCTCCGCCCGAAGGGCTGAAATTTGAAGGAGTTAAATGGCAAAATTACTGGACTTTTAATATCGGAGATGAATTTGATGTCTTGTGGGTTTGGAGACTGCCCGAACTTTTTGATTACAAACTAAAAGCAAGATTAAAGATTCTGGATATGCACGATACTATGACTGCTGCTGACCTGACCTATACCAGAGTAAGTTCGATAGACAAGATTTTTGTTAAGTCAAAATTCCACCGTTCTCTTTACCCAAAAGTAGAAGACTCTAAATTTGTCATAGTAGGAAACGGAATTGACCTTGAAAAATTTAAACAGACTGAAGTTCGCGACCCTTTTCGGTTTATATATGCTAGTGCTCCTAATCGTGGTTTGGATATTTTATTAGAGATGTGGGGAAAAATTAAGGCTAGTCTCCCTAAGGCAACCTTACATATTTTCTACGGCTGGCAGACCTTTTATGAGATTGAAAAAGGCAATCCTGAACGGATGATGTGGATGAAACATATTCAGGAGTTAATGAAACAGGACGGAGTAATTGACCACGGACGGGTTGACCAACAGACGCTTGCTAGAGAAGAACTTAAAAGCAGTTTTTGGCTCTACCCGACTTATTTCCCTGAAATTGACTGCATTACAGTAAAAGAAATGCAGGCGGCGGGTGTGATACCGATTACCACAGGCTATGCGGCTTTAGCAGAAAATCAAATAAGTGGAGTTAAATTAGAAGGAGATGTTTATGATCCAGAATGGCAACAAAAGTATATCGATACAGTAATAAGTTTGCCTAAGTATCCAGTACAAGATGTTTCACAATTTTCCTGGGACAATATAGCAGAAGTTTGGGACAAAGAACTCACACAGGACGGAGTAGATAACGCAAGTGTGGAAGCGGAGGAATTTAAGAAATGAAAATTGCGTTTGTTTGGGATGGCAGTCGTTTGCATTATGGCAAAAGATTTAAAGACGGATTATGGGCGGCTTTGCAGATACTTAAAACACGCCATACATTAAGGCATTTTGAGCCGAACGAAGAACAGATGATTGTAGGTTTTCAACCTGATGTGATTCTTTACTGGGGAGCGTTGATTGAAAAGGATAAAGAAAAAATTGCCGCACTGCCTTATAAAAAAGCTATGTGCTTCGCAGGAGGACCGATTACAAATGACCTAGCCACAGGATTTGATTTATATTTTACCGAGAGTGAAGTTAATGAAAAAGAATTTGCTTCTTTAATAAAACCACAGCCGTATTTAAGAGCTTTCGGAGTAAATGAACAACTTTATAAACCGCTTCCTTTAGATAAAAAGTATGACGCTATCTATTTCGGAACTCACGCCCAATGGAAACGAAATGACCTTTTTGGAAGAGCTGTCGGAAGAAGAGGTATCTCGGTGGGAATCTTTCAACCGCACGAAAAAGATTGCTACCAAATTCCGCAAGAACAAGGATGCGAAGTCCACGACGAAGTTCCACGGGAAACATTAGTTGAGTTTATCAATCAATCTCATACAGCACTTAATACGGCAAATGTCTGGGGAGGAGGGCAGCGGATGACTCTTGAAGCAATGGCTTGTAATGTCCCTCCAATAGTAATGTCAGACAGCCCTAAAAACTGTGAGTATGTAAAAGAATCAGGAATAGGGTTGATAGTTCCACCAGATGTTGAAACAATAAGAGAAGCAATAGAAAAGTTAAAAGGTAAAAGTGAAGGAAGAGATTATATTTTATCTAAATATTCTTCTAAGCATTATGCCGATGCTTTAGAAAAAGGATTAATGAGTTTATGATACAGGTATGCCGCCCGACCCTAGACCAACAGACTAAAAAAGAACTCCTAGAAACTTTAGATAGTGGTTGGTTTGGCAATGGTCCTAAAGTTAGGGAATTTGAAACTAAGTTTGCCGAGTATGTAGGAGCTAAATATGCAGTAGCAGTCAGTAGTTGCACAGCAGCTTTAGACCTTTGTTTAATGGTTGCGGGAATTGAAGGCGGAGAACTGATTACCAGTCCTATGACTTTTGTTTCCTCAGCGATTGTAGGTGAATGGCATAATATGGATGTAACTTTCTGCGATATAGACCCTGATACTCTTTGCCTAGACCCCTCAAAGCTCAAAATTAGCCCTAAGACGAAAGCAATTATAGCAGTTGATTCTCACGGACGGTTAGCAGATATACAGGCTATACGGGCTAAATTTGACGGTTTAATAATTGAAGATGCCGCTCACGCTTGTTATACACCGGGAGCAGGGCAAGGAGACCTTACTTGCTGGAGTTTTCAGGCGGTAAAGACAATGCCTATCGGAGATGGCGGAATGATAACTACTAATAACGAGGAGTATTATAATAAGTTAAAAAATGAAGGGCTTACCTGGCTTGGAGTAGTCAAATCCACCTGGGAGCGGTTAGGAAAAGCATATACCTGGGATTACGACATTAAGAATCTCGGTAAAAAGTATTACATGATTGACATTCTGGCTACGATTGGACTTGGGCAACTAAGAAGACTAGAAGAAACCAATCAGCGAAGACGGGATATTCAGGCAAAGTACAATGAGGCTTTTAAAGATATTAAAGAGATTAAAATTCCAGTTCACTCCCATACAGTTCAATACTACACAATGCAGTGCGAAAATCGGGACGGATTAGGAGAGTTTCTTTCAGAGAACGGCATTACCACTTCGGTTCATTTTAAACCGCTTTCAGAAATGACCTATTATAAAAAATGCGTGAAAGACCCCTTGCCTAATACTGAGGTTTGGAAAAAACTTTTAACACTTCCTGTTCATAACGCACTTACAGATGCTGAGGTTGATTATATAATTTATAAAGTAAAAAGTTTTTATGCCAAAAATTAGCGTCATAATTCCCCACTATCCTTTAAATGAAGAATTAAATACAAAATTAGACGAGTGTGTTAAGAGTTTAAAAGGGTACAATGAATTAATTTTGGTTGTTAATCAGGGAATAGGATTTGGTAAGGCTGTAAACTGGGGATTACGAATGGCAAAAGGTGATTATTTAATAGTAGTTTCTAACGATGATACAGTGGAAGGAAACTTAGAAGATTTATGTGATTTTCAATCTGTGACCACCCCGATAGTCAATAATATAAAACAAGAATTTTGGGGTACAATGTTTTGTCTGCCAAGATGGGTTTATGACAAAATTGGAGGCTTCGATGAACAGTTTGAATTAGCTTTTTTTGAGGATGATGACTACATTATGAGATTAAGGCAGGCAAAAATTCCAATGAAACCTTGTGAAACTGTAAAAGTAAGGACACTAGGAAGCCAAACAGTAAAAGCTATGGATATTAATCCTTATAACGATAATAGGCAAAAGTTTATTAAAAAATGGGGAGTAGATTCATCTAATCCAGTAAGATATGATTTTTAATTGCTCAGATAAAGAAAAAGGCAAGGGATTTTATTTAGAACGAGCGGCAAAACGATTAGAATTTGGGCTAGAAGATGACGGATGCGTATTAAATATAGAACCCTATAACTTTAGGAAAGGAGAAAAATGGACAGGAATTTGGGAGATAGACCTTTTGCTGGATAGACCTGAAATGAAAGCAGAAGATTGGGAACAGGCAGATACAATATTCACCGCTATTTCTAATATTCCTGAACGCTTAAAGCATTTTAAAACTCATCTGCTTTTTCAAGCTTCTGACCCTGAAATTCATAGAAGAATTCCTGAGATTATCCCTGATTATGATGTAGTATTCTGTGGTTCATTTACAAATCCTTGTTATTCAGAAAGACGCAGGGTTCACGATTTAATCAGTAAACATTGTAGATTTAGAGACGCAGGAAAAGGAAAATCAGTTTCTGATTATGTTAAAGAGCTTAATGCTTCCAAAATTCAGTTTATCAGGTCAATGAATACTTATTTAGCGGACGGAGAGTTAGCACAAAGATTTTTTGAAGGATTAGCGATTGGGATAGACGGCAGAGAAAAAGCATTAAAGTTTCATACTTACGAAAATCGGTTAAAAACTATATGCGAATTTGCATCATCGGAGCAAAAGGACGGGTAGCTAAAAGACATATAAAGGCTTGGGAAGAACTAGGTTTTGAATGGACAGGTTTTGACAAAGGCGATAAATACAGAATGGAAGAATACGATATTGTAGACATATGCACTCCGCCCTATGCCCATATCCCGTTAATCAAACAGGCGATTAAGAAAGATGTACCTGTTATTTGCGAAAAACCCATAGCTCTTACAGTTAAAGAAGCACAAAGTATTTTAAACTCTAAACATAAGATAGGAATTATTTATCAGTTTAGGTTTAATCCAAAAATCATTAAACTTAAAAAAGAGATTGAAGCAGGGAAATATGGTGATATTAAATTAGTAGTTTCACAGTATTACAGATTCAGGGGAGATGAGTACTATAAACAATGGGAAGGAAAGAAAGATACTCGTGGTGGAACAGTATTTAATGTAACGATACATTATCTTGATTTGATGCAGTGGATATTTGGAGTTCCTAAAGTAAAAGGGTTCTTTAACACAGCGAATAAAATTAAGGTTGAAGACAGCGGAGTGGCAGTACTAAAGTTTCCTAACGGTGTTATTGGTTCTTATATAGCAACCACGATAGCTAATCCGCCGAAACATTATGAATTTTCTGTTTATGGTACTAAAGGACACACGACTATCCAATTAAGGCATAACGAATATCATAAAGAAAATTTTAAAGCATTCATTGAAGACCGAAATTATGTAATCCCAAAAGAAGCAATTAAAAGCCTCAAGATGGTACTGGAGATAATCAGATGATTTCTATAATGATAATGAGCTATAATAATGAGGAACTTTTAAAGACCTGCATTTCAAGAATTAAACAGTTTACTCCGATTGATTACGAATTGGTGATTGTAGATGACGCTTCTGATGTTCCTTACCAAATAGAGAATGCTACTGTTGTGAGAATGCCTAAACGGTCTAACTGCTGCAACTTACGAAATGTCGGAATGGAAATGTGTTCTAATGATTTAGTTTTTTGGTTAGATAACGATACGATGGTTGGGGAAGGATGGTACTTACCTTTGCTAGAAACAATGAAAGATGGTGTGGGTTTAGTAGGACAAAAAGTAGATTCAAGACTAATAAGAAAACCTTTCCTACCTCTTACTCAGGCTGATTGTATGATTGAATACCAGTTTGCTTATGACTACAATCATTTAAACGGAGAGTGCGATTTTATAACTTCTTACTGTGTGTTAGTAAGAAAATCCGCTTACCGACCGACTCATTGCTGGGGAATGCCAACACCTTGCCTAGACCCTGAACTTGGAGCGGTAATAAAAGCAAACGGTTATAAGGTAGTGGTATGCGATAAACTCAATATTACTCACTTAGGTTCACAAACACCTCGCCCGCAAGGAAAAGATTACTTGTATCATTTGGCTGAGAACTTTACAAAATGGTGGAAATTTTGGGAACCTTATTCTAAAATGTTTGAAATTTATAAAGGAGATTGTTTGTTTGAACAGGATGCTAACGAACCTAATAGAATTTTGAGTAAAAACTCTCACGGAGATTATGACAAATAAACCTTTGATTTCAGTTGTATGCGTCACTAATAAACCAGGAGCGGTTGAGTATTTAAAAAAACAATTGGATAAACAAACTTTTAAAGATTTTGAAGTAATAATCGCCGACGACGGCGGAAATCCTAAACTCTATGACAAACAATTTAAACCCAGAGAAAAACAAGAAGGAGATGTCTGGAACCTTAACAAGTCATACAATGACTGTCTTTCCAGAGTGGAAGGAGAACTTATCGTCTACCTCCAAGATTTCATTCAAATATCAGCTAACGGACTCCAGCGCTTTAAGACATTATGGGAGATTTTACCGACTGCCCTCATCACAGGATGCGGACACAAGTATAAAGACGGTAAAATTACCGAAACAGATGACAGAGTCTTTGGAGAAAAAGGTTTAGTAGAAAGTGACTGGACTTACTACGAATTAAACTGGTCTTCCTGCCCGACTAAAATCGCTCCGAAGTTCGAAGAAGATATGGACACCCACTACGGAGGAGAGAATCAGATATTCGCTTTTAAGGCTAATAGACCAGTATGGATAGATAGATTAAATGAATGCAAAGGCGAGATGCACGAAGGACGACCTGATGATTGGGAAATATGCCACGTAAATAAAGATGGATTTTTAAATAAGAAAATTAAAGAGATTTATGATAAACATTTTAA